TACTAGGGAGTGAATCTAATGACACTATATCCTGTTTTTTCGCGGCGAATTGTTCGTGAACTTGAAAAGCGTGGTTTTAATGTAGTCAAAATGGCGCCAAATAAAAAATATACTAATCTTATAGTATATTATTTTGAAGAAACACCTGAACTGCGAAAAACTGTAGCAGAACTCACTAAATAATTTTACACTATTACACTAATTGACACGGAGTTGATAAGTATGAAATACTCAAACCAAAAGAAAATAATATTGGGCCATCTTAATGATATAACCCACCGTAAAGAAACAGAAGAAGCATGGCTACAACCATTAAAATGGGACCCAATTAAAGAAGCAATGAGAGTTTTAAATGGTAATGCCTTTAAACTATGGATGTATTTACTTTCCTGGGAAGGAAAAGGCAGCTATGATTTTTCACCCGCGAATATCGCAAAAGAACTCAAAATGAGTGATGAGGGCGCGCGCAATGCGCGAAAAGAATTGATAGATAAGGGGTATATTATTGAAGTATCAGAAAATAAATTAGAATTTTTTCCAATTTCAAGAACCACCGTCGCAGCCAAATAATTTGGCGCATTTTTCACCAAGAAATTTGGCGCAACTGTCAGATTATTTGGCAAAATATAGCCAAATTTTTTGACACCTGATTCACTAAAAAATTTGACACCCGAAGCCAAATAATCTGACACAAGGTGTCAAAAAATCTGACATCATCGCCAAATAATTTGGCATAGGTGTCAAAAAATTACTAAAGTAATATAAATATATATAAATAATATAAAGATATAAAATAATAATATAAAATAAAAATATGGCGGCGAAATGCCGCAAGGAGAAATAAAAATGATTTTAGTTATAGTTTTCTTTTCTGCTATAGTCCTATGGGGCATTATCAAAAGCATTGTTGAACGCGACATATTCTATTTCCTCGCCAATTTTCTTATTGGCCTTGCCGCATCTTTTCTACTCATGCTCGCGCTACTTACAATGAGTGCCTTTAGCATACCTCTTGAAGACTACGAATACGTAGAAAAAAAGTATTCTATCCAGCAACTTGATGACAACTATATTAGTATTACAGGCAAGTCTGTTAACTATGTATCCGATAACAGCCTTCATAGCATTGACAGAGCGCAAGGCATTTCTATCTATTATGACACCGACGAACCCTATATTATCGTACGCTCTTACCCCAAAATTAAAAAGGAAAGTGGCATCTGGTACTATTGCGGCCTTCCTTGTGCCCAGTCTTCCTATGAAATTCATTTAAAGGAGAATAACTGATATGAAAATGAATGTATGGCGTTTTCCCTACTCCGCGCGCTACTACCTAACGCACCCATGGAAATGGTTCCAACAGCTTTGGCGCAACTGCCGCGATACTTATATGCGCGCACGCTACGGCTATACGTATAGCGACATATGGAACTGGGACAACTGGTTTCTTGCGACGGCAGTTCCAATGCTTCGTTATCTTGCGGACCATAGCACCGCCTACCCCGGCTATGATGAATTTGATACTCCCGAAAAATGGGAAGAATGGCTTCATCATATGGCGGACCTATTAGAGAGCGGCGATAAAGAATGGCAGGACGCGCAAAACGAATACCATGAGGATTATATGAAAGAACTTATGAATACGCCTATTAACTTTAATGCGCCGTCCGAGCTTTTCTATAAGTATGCTGCGCGCGCAAAAGAGCTATCGGACGCGGGCGAAGCCAACATAATTGAGGCATTCGCGCAAATTGGAAAAAATTTCTACGCCCTATGGGATTAAAGTGCCAAATTTTTTAATAATCATATTACTTTTAGTAATAAAGGGGAATCCCTAAAAAGAAGGTGATTTAATGCATATTTTAACAAAACGTGGTAATTTAGATAACATTATCACATACGAGCATATATGTGATACTACCGAAGATATGGCGTTTATTGAGCAAAAATATATCACGCTTGGTAGCACATGCGTTGTACTATAGGGCGATAGCGGCGGCATGGAAGTGTATATGGCCGATTCCAATAAAGAATGGCATGATATTATGGTAACGGGCGGCGGCAATGAGATGACAACTTCCGGCCTTGAGTTGCATGTCTGCACCGCCGCAGAGGTTCAAAATGGCAAGCCCAACATTGAAACGCCTCTTGAATCAACGCTATATTTGGTACCATCTGGCTCCGAAAGCGGCAACCTATATGATGAATATGTGTATGTAAATGAGTAGTGGGAACTCTTTGGCGGCGCCCGCGTCAATATGGACGGGTATGCCACCGAAAGTTGGGTTCAGCAGCAAAACTACTTAACAAGCGTACCTCATGCATCAGATTCGGCATATGGTACTATTAAATTAGGTACCGGCCTCGCGCCAATAGTAGATGGGCAAGGAAATGACAATGGGGTTGGTGTAATGCTTGCACCAAACTCTATAATTAAATAGGGAACTCAAACAAGTTGGGCTGTCCCTGTCTCAGGCGCCGGTGCTGCAGCTTTCTATGGTTTAGCTAAAGCCGCGGGAGACACCACGCAAGCGTAGTCTTCTAATGCCGTCGGTACATATACTGATGCGGCGAAGACAGCAATTTAGGAAATGTTGGATGTGCCGTCCAATAGTGCTTTGGCCGCAGTGGATACATTACCGGCTCCGGGCGCGGATGGCACTGCACTTGTGTCGGTGAATGGGGAATGGCAAAAGCAAACAGGGTATGGATATAAGGAAACTGGAGAATATATACTTGGTGAATTTACTGCTGCTGATTTTATACAAGAAGATGAAAAAATTTCAACAGGCTATTATGCGCCAATAACATTAACCGAAGAATTATATGATCTTCTTGTAAGAATGTTTCAAGACAAAGAAGAATTCAATGTTCAAATCAATGACACTATATATAACAGCATTAAAGATAATTTTGTTTATGATATGAACCGTCCATCCATATCTCTGGATAATGTTTTCACGCTTACACCTAGTCTTAATGAAATAGATTTCGCAGTGCCCGGAAACAAACCTGAATATGCAAAAATATATAACAGTATAACGACTTATACAGAGTTTGATAAAAAATATCTACCATCAGCAAATATAATAAACGGAGCAGGTTCACAAGCATTAATTTTAAATGCAACTGAAGACAATAACTATAATACCGCAGATGGAGACTGTTCTGTTGCAGAAGGTAGTAGTACATCGGCTATTGGTAATAGTTCTCATGCAGAAGGTAGTAGTACATTAGCTACTGGTGATAATTCTCATGCAGAGGGCCTTCTCTCTATTGCAATTGGAGCAGAAGGGCATGCCGAAGGCAGTTCAAATGCCTTTGGAAGTTATGCACATAGCGAAGGATGCTCAAAAAACGGCGCTCATGGCACAATTGTTGTAACAGGAGTTGCTAGTGGTAATGTTAGTAATAAATATACGGTTGAATCCATTCCAAGTGATTTAAAGGAAAATGCTATTCTGTATACATCAGATAGTATGTATACATACTTAGTAACAGAAGTTTTTTCTGACACATTAGAAATTAAAACAAATAAATCTTTACAAAATACTGATAACGCAACTTATTATTATGCAACCGCAGGAGCATATGGAGATTCATCACACGTTGAAGGATCATATACTGTGGCTATTGGCAATAGGGCACATGCCGAAGGAGCATATACAAAAGCATATAGTAACAATAGCCATGCCGAAGGAGAATATACAAATACGAATGGTAATGGTTCTCATGCTGAAGGGCAATACACAATTGCAAGCGGCACTAGTTCTCATGCAGAAGGAAACAACACAAAAGCATATGGATATTATTCACACGCAGAAGGCCGTGATACGCAAACAGAAAGCGTTGCTCACAATTCACACGTAGAAGGTTTAGGAACTATAGCAAGTGCAAGCAACTAGCATGTAGAAGGCAAATATAATATTCGTAATAGTGAATATGCACATATTGTAGGAAATGGGACTTCTAATATAGATAGATCAAATGCATATACACTTGATCATTCTGGCAATGGGTGGTTTGCAGGTAAAGTTTCTGTCGGAACTGTTAATAACCCAGTAGCAATTACAAATCCAAATGATTTGACAACCAAGCGATATGTAGACAACGCGCTCGCGGCCAAAGTAGTATCCGTAGAAGGTACTACACCCGCGATTACTGCGGCCGCAGATACACAATACATATGCGGCGAAGTCTCCACTCTATCCTTTACTCCATCCGCTACTGGTACTTGCGATGTTATATTTGAAAGCGGCGCGACCGCGACTACTCTAACGGTTCCAAGCACTGTAAAATTCCCAGAATGGTTTGATGCATCTGCGCTAGAAGCGAATACGACCTATGAAATCAATATTACCAATGGTGTATATGGGGCGGTGATGTCATGGGTAACAGCATGATGGATATTAGGCGGCGTATTGCTATGAATCAGCCGCATATCGTCACGCCTGCTTAGGCAGATGTGGTTACGTTTAACACAGATATGGCGGTTCCATTAAAAAAGCTAAAGGTTAGCGTGGAGCCAGTGCAGGATTTGCACGGATATGACCATCCGTGGCCTGCAGGCGGCGGGAAGAATAAGTTAGAAGTTACTTCGACTTCTACAACGCGAAATGGTGTAACGATCACTGTCAACAGCGATGGCACTATTTCTTTGAGTGGCACAGCAACAGATCAAGTTATTTTTGGAGTCGGCTCTGTTGCACTATCTGGCGAATATATTCTCAGCGGATGCCCGAGCGGTGGAAACTATTCAACATATTTCCTCTTTTGTGTGAATTACGACTACGGAAGTGGCGCAACAGTTACGTTTGATGGTACAAGAAAAGACATTCAGATTTATGTTAGAAGTGGCGTAAATACTAATGGTCTTGTCTTCAAGCCCATGATCCGTCTTGCATCAGAAACAGACGCCACTTTCGCTCCCTACTCCAACATCTGCCCGATCACCGGGTGGGATGGCGTGAAGGTTACACGGACGGGGAAGAATCTCATAGATGCGGCGAGTGGCGGACGGAATGCGCAAAACTGGTGGATTGGGTCTAACGCCAGCGCGGGAGCACCTGATGGATCACTTGTACTTAGTGCCGGGACATACACTCTTTCCGTTTCGGAGGCTATGACTGGGATTTATCTTAGAAAAAATGGAAACACTACATCCGCTTACAATAAGACGCAATTGACGTTTTCTTTAGCAGAAAAGACAGCTATCAAAATTACGCTGTATAAAGCTAATGTAACAACTGATTATTGGGGCACTATTGATATCTTACTTAAACTCGGCTCAACTGCCACGGACTACGAGACGTATCGGGGAAACACCTACGACATTACTCTCCCCACAGAAGCCGGGACGGTGTACGGCGGGACGCTCGATGCGGCAACGGGCGAGTTGGTGGTGGACAGGGCGATTATTCAGCTTAATGGCACTGAAGGATGGCGTACACTCGGAAGTATTGGATCGGATCGCAGATACGATGCATATATTAGCAAACTTCCGGGCGTTGCTGTAGGTTCATGGGTTTCGGATACATTCAGACTAGGCTCTTCTCCTTCTGGAACCGACAACTTATTTGGAACTTATTATTTCTATAGTACCACAAATCTGTGCATAAACGATAAAGAGGGCAAATTTAGCACTCTTGCTGATTTCACTGCATGGCTTGCGGAAAATACACCATCGTTTGTTGCGAATCTTGCTACGCCCATCACTTACACCCTCACCGCCTCCCAAATCCGTACGCTTCTCGGACAGAATAATATCTGGTCGGATGCCGGGCAGGTTGAACTATCCTACTGGACGCATACTTCAAGCTAAACTTAAGACTTATAAATAACTAACCCGGGCGCAGTAATGCGCCCCACTTTTTTATTTGACTTTTTTCAAATTTAGTGTATAATATATATGTAAGAACGAAAGGAAAGGATAAATAATATGCCTAGAAATTTTGATGAACTTGCTCGTATGATTGCGCGCCGCGACGGAATCTCCATTAACGAAGCCTACGAGGCAATTGAAGAAACCCAAGAGATGCTTCAGGAAGCCTTTGCGGCCGGAAGCATTACAATGGCAGAGGACATTCTTGCTAGTGAACTCGGGCTTGAACTTGATTACATTGATATCTTTTTTTAATAAAAGGAGACACCTATGACAGACCTTACACTTGGAATTATTTATGCTATCAAAAGCGAACCCCAGGGCCATGATGCGGCGATTCAGAAGTTCCTTCACCGCCACTTTGAATCTGATTATCAATACGACCGCGACTTTATTGATAGGGCACTGCGGCAAGCATGTGCTGACTATATCACTACAGCGGATGACCCAAATGAAGAAGTGCGCCGCTACTTTCTTAATTCTAATACTTTTTCGCTAATTGAAGTCTCCGAATATCACCGTATGATTACTTTCCTTACCCAGACTAAAGTCAAGGATAAGAACGGCTATTACATCAATGGATTTAGAGAAATGAAAGGAGTAAGATAATGGATAAAACCAGCCTTGGCGACCGCATGAAAGAATACGAAAATGTGGAGCGCCGATACCTTACGCGGCGGCAGCCATTGGTTGTGAGAATTGACGGCTGCCATTTCCATAGCTTTACCAAAGACTTTGAGCGCCCGTTTGATGCCAGCTTTCTCGCCTGTATGCGCGCAACCGCAGAAGCCCTTTGCGAAAATATCATGGGCGCGAAGTTCGCCTACACTCAGTCGGACGAAATCAGTCTCCTCCTAACGGATGACGATAGCATTGAAACGCAAGCTTGGTTCGGCAAGAACCTCCAGAAAATCGTAAGCGTTTCCGCCGCAATGGCAACCTCCTTCTTCCACGCAGCTATGAAAGAGCGAGTAGACTGCGACCCGCTAGTTTCTGAAGGCTTGCGTAAAGCATATGTCAGCAAGCGCCTTGCAATCTTTGATGCGCGCGCCTTTGTGCTTCCGCGCGAGGAAGTCAACAACTATTTCCTTTGGCGCCAGCGCGACTGTGAACGCAACTCTATCCAGTCTGTCGCACATACCTACTTTCCGCAGAAGGAACTAATTGGTCTTTCCTGCGATGACCTTCAGAATAAGCTCTTTACGGAGCGCGGCATCAATTGGAATAGTTTCCTGCCAGCTTACAAGCGAGGCGCCGCAATCCTTAAAAAGCCCGGAATGGGTTGGGTTATTGATATCAATATCCCTCGCTTTAATGAATGTCCTGAATATATTGAAAATCTTGTATATCATAGGAGTGAAGAAGAATGATACTACCCGTTACAATTAAAACTTGGTATGAAGATGTAGATTCGCCAGTTTCCCAGCTTCTCACAAGTCCTACGGACCCGCGCCTTAGATACCGCGTCTCAAATCTATGGGAATGTCCCGAAGACGCCTGTATTGGGCGTGACCTCGTTAGCGCATATGAGTGGCTTGATGCCGTACGTCTTGGTATGCAGCTTGCGCGCGAAGGAGTCACTGGACTTGACGTGACAGATGAAATAGTGAGGGACGAAGACGATGACTAAAGCCGAAATAATTAAAGAACTTAAAGAACTTATAGATAAACTTTCTTATGAAAGCACTTTACTGCCTAAAAAAGTATTCCTCACTTACCTTGCTGATGAGAGCACTAATCCAGATGAACGTTTGTATATTGAAGTAAATGGCGTTAGCGGCGTTGTAGAATATAGTGTTAGATGGCTGCGCGAGCATCTTACCTTTAATCCAAAGCATCCAAGCGACTGGGTAAAAATCCAAACTTATAATAAGGAATGGCGCGCTTGGACTGGTTCTTCCATTGGAGATGCGCCGTGGGACGATGACTAAGTTTATTATAGACATATATAATAAATACGACTCTTCCGATAGAGCCGCCGCGCGCCATATTTTTCGCTTCCGATAGCAAGATTGGGCTATAAAAGAATATCAATATGAGAATGGGAAACTTATGCGCCCGCTCCGCATTGATGAAGACGATGGCGCAAATGAATAGTTTTTCTTATTAAATACACTAGATGACGCATTGGCATATTTATCTGCCTAGCGCCGTCGGAATATGGGGTTGTTTTAGTAATATTAAGATGGATGAGTGATGATGGGACTTTTTAAGAAAAAGAAGATACCTGCACCCGAACCGATTGAAGTTAAAACTCCGTGTGAACTGTTCGGGCATATATGGCAGGATTTTCCTTGGTATTTGGAAGAATCATACGATAAAAATAGAGAGTATAAATCGGAAATTGATATTATTGAGCCTTATGTTTGTAGAAGATGTCATGCGAGAAAGAACATAACGCTTAGCACTACGTATGAAGATTGCAGCCGCTCTAAGCATGATGAAAAAGTAGAGCAATTTAAGAAAGAGTACGCCGAGCATTTAAAACCAATGCCGGTAGTGATTGATATGATAAATGATATGATACTCGTTGATGAAGAATTACTTAAAATATGGGAAAATATACATAAAGGAGAATAATTATGAAAGTTAATGTAAGTAAGAAAAATTGCAAGTTCTATGTTGACAAGGACGCGCGCACCGTAGTGTGTGTAATCCCCGATACGCGCTTTACCTTTGTACGTTTTATAGAAAAGAACATGGATGCCTATCAGATTGCCCTTTCCTTCCCGTATCCCTATAACGACTATTATTTTCCTTCTTCTATTAGCGCAAAGGCAAAGTGCGCGCCAGAAGATGAATGGGATGAGGAATTTGGCCGCGAACTTGCCTATCAGCGCGCGAAAGAAAAGTTCTATCGCTACTTCTTCAACTATGCCGAGAAGTATCTAAACTTCTGCGTAAACCAGCTCATTAAATGTATCCGAGTATTTGATGATGTGCAGACACGCATTGAAAAAAATATGGCAGGAAATTGGGATGCGTCTGAAGATAACGACGAATGAGAATATGAAATACTACTCCTGCGATAAGGACACTATTATTGATATTGATATAGAAGACTATGTCGCAGGAGTAGTTGCCTCGGAGATAGGTAATGCGCCATTAGAGGCTTGTAAGGCATAGGCTATTGCCGCGCGTACCTTTGCGGTTGCCCGCGGAGTCTTAAAAGGGAAAGAAATTTCTGATAGCGCAAGCGTTGCTTAGGCATTTCGCGGACCACGTACCGATTATCCAAAATGCGTCCAAGCCGCCAAAGATACAATGGGCCTAATATTAACATACGACGGTAAGCCAATTAGCGCAGTTTATTGCGACGCAAATGGCGGGCGCACTTATTCTAGTAAAGAAGTATGGGGCGGCGATAAACCATACCTAATTGCGCGCGAAGATAAGTGGAATGGAAGTCAGAAAAAGAACGGGCATGGTGTAGGAATGAGCCAGAAAGGCGCGATTTCAGCCGCGAAGCAAGGCATTTCATATAAAGAAATACTCTCTTTCTACTATCCCAATACGACCCTAGTGCGCGATAAGCAATCTATTCTTTCTCACACAAGGTCTATAATAGATGAAGTTTTAGCAGAGTTTAATACTTGATTTTTATCGTAATTTCTAGTATAATATTATAGAAAGGATGAGAGAATATGAGACGTGTAGTTTGTCCTTACTGTAAACGAGTAATGATTGAAGATGATTTTTCTTTTAGATTTCGGTGTCAGTATTGTAAAGAATACTTTATAAATATTGACCCGCAGCATTGTAGACCAGAAGTCTATTGGAAAGGTAAAAAATCTTAATATGAATTACAAGCATTATCTGGAAATTGCAAGTGAATGCGCGAAAAATGCTTCATATAGTGGCGCAAGTAGGGTTAAGTTGGGATGCGTTGCTGTCTATCACGGTTCTGTTCTGGCAAAAGGTTGTAATATGGATAAGACGCATACCCAGCAGGAAAAGTATAGGCACTTGCGCTATGACCCAAAGAAGTTGAAAACATACTGTCCTTCCAAGTGTCATGCAGAGACGAGTGTGCTTAGTAAGATTAAGTATTTAGATATAGACTTCTCCAAGGTAGTATTGGTAATTGCGCGCGAACATCGTAATGGAGACAGCGCAATTGCTAGACCTTGTGCGGCCTGTATGGCGGCAATTAAGGAACTTGGAATTCGTACCATTGTATATTCCACCGAAGAAGGCTATGCGGTTGAGTATTTAAATAATTTTTAATTAATGAAAGTAAAAAGTTAAACAGCAGTGTAGCGCTTTCTTCTTTTATTTGAGGAAAAATGTCCGACGCCCAAAGGGCGTCATTTTTATTTTGAGAAAAAGGAGGTAAATAAGATGGCTTTAAATTTAGATTCCTATGGTAAAACATAGTGGGAGCCAAAGATGCCAATTACGCAAGGTCGTATGGATAATTTGGAAAACGGCGTATATGTAAACCGGGAAGCGATTAAAAGCTTAGATTCTACCGTAGATTCTGCTACTAGTAGTATATAGTCTTTAAATACTGCTATTGCTTAGCGGCCAACTATTACGGAAGTAAATTCATTAGTAGAACAAGGATCTGGACAAGGTACGACTGCACTAACTGCTATTACTAGCGCTACTACTGAAGAAGAGCTAACTTATGGCGGTCCTTACGCTTCTTTAGCGGGACGTTTTCGTATTGACGAAGGTTTAATTACCGCTATTAAGCAAGCATTGGGATAGACTGTAAATTCAGAAACAAATGAAATTAGTGATATTTATAGCTCCAGTAATACTGTTGCTTCAGCTATTGAAGCTATTAGACGTAGTGCAGAAAGTATTTTAGCAGAAGTACGTGCAGCCCGAGTAGATGATATCGCTAATCCAGCGGTTAGTTATCAATCTTTATATCTACATTTGAAAAATATTGACTCCAATGTAGATGTTTTGATGTCAAATGTTTCTACTATTCTTGCTGCGGCAGGTCAAAATGAATCTGGTGAAAATATAGCTTTAACATAGCGCTTCGCAGAATTAGCCAATTTAAAAACAGAGGTTGAAGCCGCTCATCGGGCAGTAGAAGAAGGACAAACTCCAGATACGTTGGCAAAACGTTTCGGTGAAATTGAAAGCGCAGTTAGCTCTTTACGTGATAATAAAGTTAATGTTGTCGATATCATTGATGATCTAGTTCATAATGATAGTAATAAGCCTTTAAGCGCAAATATGGGAAAAACATTAAAAGACACAATTGGCGGCACTTATAGTCCAACTAATACGGTCGCTTCTGCTATTGCTACAGCGCAGTCCACGGCAGAAAGTAATGCTGAAAGTTATACTAATTCTTTATTAGGTAATGGTTTTAGCGATTAGAATACCGTAACGGATATAACAGATGAGTTAGATAATCGTGTAACAGACACTGAAGCAGAGCTTAGAACGGCACATACTTCTTCTGTTATTACCGAAATGGTAGAAGATGAAGAAACGCATGAAATGATTGAAACTAATAAAGAGTATGATAGTATAGATAGCCGTTTTGAAGCAATTGAAACTCATAAAAAAGCAATTGCAGACGAGATTGAGGCTGCGCGTACTTCTACTGTAATACGTACAGAAGTGCCGGCTGCAGAAGAAGGAGAAGATCCAACTTATATTGATACTACTTATGGTAGCTTAGATGCACGTCTAGAAGCTATTGAAGCACGTGCTGCGGCTGCGCGTAATGATGTTGATACAATCGCAGCTGAACTTCGTATGACTGATATTACTGATAAGGTGGTAGAAACTACTAGCCGTATTGATTAGTTAGAAGAAAATGTAGTAGCAATGGCTAATGAAATTGGTATGCTACAAGACGGTGCTGCTGTTCAAGACATGGCTAGCGCTATAAGCGATTAGGGAACGCGTATTGATACAATTGATACTGATTTAAATGCAGTAAAAACTGAAATTGGTAATGCTCATCGTACTGGTTTAGTTGATAATCAAAATTAGCCAATTACCGATACTTTAGATAATCGTTTTGATGATATTGAAACAGCAATTTCTGGTTCTGGCGGCCTTAGTGAACGCGTAGCCGCGGCCAAAGCTATCGCAGATGCTAATGCTACAGCGATTAGTCATGCTGTAGGCGCGAGCGGTAATGATGATAAAGGCGGCTTAACTGAGCGTGTTATTGCTTTGGAAACCGAACCAAAATCTGCGACTGAAATTGTTGCCTCTTTACCACAAACTGGAGATCCAAATAAAGATTATTTGCTAGGTCCAAATGAAGATGGAAAGTATTTCTATTACAAATGGATAGTAGATGGCGCAGAAAGCAACTGGAAACTTATTAGTGGCGGCGGATCTGGGAGTGGCAATGCTTCTGGTATGGATTTAACTGCAGAATAGTATACTACTATAAAAACTAATCATACTTATGCAGAAAATACAGATTATTATGTATTAGAAGAAGATGGCATAAGACATCATTATCGTTATATTACAACCACTGTAAATGATGAGCCAACTTTAACTGAAATTGAAATTGGTATTGTGGTTGATACAGATCAAATTAAAAAATATAATATAAGTCGAGTTACTGGTAAAAAGCGTGAATATAATAGCCAGACGCAGACCTGGACTGAAACCGATGAAGATGTAGAATACTTAAACTTGTATCAATATGATTATGGCCAAGATAATACTATTATTGACACTCAGGCAGAGCCTTTTGCTCAAATTGAATTACCAAAAGGTGGAGATGGTGGTTCTAGTTCTTCATAGAAAAATACATTAACACGTATTGGTACAGAAGTAATACAAAAAGTAACTGGTAGTCAAATATTATTACGTGTATTCTTTTCCTCTTATGACGCGACTGGAACAGAAAGTAGTGTGGGGTATGCTACATTACGTGCGGGGAATAGCGTAATTTTCTCTAATAGAGAATTATCTTCTTATGAATCTTCTGTTGTACCTAATCCGTTAACTTGGCAAGAAAATACAGCCGGTTTTCATGAATTTGATGTAACTGATTATTGTGAAGCCGGAAATACTATTTTTACATTATCAGTTGATGTTGGCGGTTCTGCTCCATTGGGTAAAACTTGGCGTGTAAACTTAACTGAATTACGTTTGGAAAGCAACGCTCCAGATAATTTATTAATTTCTGTAGATAATGAATATGCTTTTCCATATATTCCTATCGGCGCGGTAAATAAGACTTTAAAAGTAACAATAGATAAAGGAACTCAAAATGAGCAAACACATAGTGTTTCAATTCCTAGTACAATCTCTGGTACTCCAAGTACATATATTCTTGATCCAGAAAATTTAGAATTAGCTCATGGTAAACATACTATTGAATTACAATTATTTGCACAAATTGGTGGAGTAACTGAGCCTTCAAATAAAATCAATCGTGAATATATATGGTATGATATAAGTGATACAGATACTCCTATTATAATTGCTTCATAGTATGAAGGAACTACAATTGAAGCAATTCAATATGCTACTATAGAGATCCCATATTAGGTATATAAAAAGGATACTAATACTATTAATGTAGAATATTATTTAGATGACGAAGAAACGCCATATCAAACTAGTACTTTAGTAAATAGTAATACTGGAACATTAGCATATATTGCCTCAGATGTTGGAGATCATACTTTAAAAATTAAAGTTGATGATGTATATATTGCAATTAATTTAGCAATTGCAAGATCTGATAAAGATCTATCTCCTATTTCTGGTATGGTTATTGATTTTGATCCTACTACTTTATCAAATAGTGCGGCAAATCGTTTACCAACATGGAATACTAAAATTAATGGAACTAATTATACATTTGAATTAACTGCTTCTTCTAACTTTAACTGGTCAGAAGACATTAATGGCGGCGGTTATAAGAAAGATGCAAATGGAGATCGATGCTTTGTAATTAAAGCAGGCTCTTATGTAGATTTAAACTATCCAATGTTTGCTAATGATGTATTCGGTAATGGCGCGGAAATGAAGATTATATTTAAAACTTCTGCCGTACGTAATGCTGAAGCAGTATGGTATAAAAATACAGGAGAAATTTCTGGCAAAACAGTTGGTATTCAATTAGGGACTCATTCAGGTTGGTTAAAAACTGATAAAGCGGTGGCAGCTTCTACTTCAGCTGATGAAGATGAAGATGAAGGTACCATTACTATTAAAGGTATTACCTACTATTATTGGCAACCTAATATAGCTTATAATCCAAATGATGTGCGCATAATACAAAAAACCATTTATCGTTGTACTAAAGCTTCTGATCCAGTAGATTATGATTTAGAAGAAGCAGATTTGGATGAAGACCCATATAAATCTTATATGAAGAATTGGGCTAAAGTAGGCCAGTTAGATACTGAAGTTATTGCGACAAACAGTTACCTATATTTTCCATATTCTGAAGAAGATAAGATCGAATTAGATATTAATATTAATAAGAGTAATACTGGTAATGATTTTATTATGTCTTATGAAGATGGTGTGCCAAGCAAAGCTTATGCTTATACCACTGGTGCGGGCGGCGACAAAATTGCCCATAATAATACAATACATATTGGTTCTGATGAATGTGATGTATATATTTATCATTTACGCTATTATGTAAAATCTTTATCCACTGATCAAATTCTACAAAACTTCATTGCCGATGGTAAAAACTTAAATGAAAAAGTAGAACGCTATGATCGTAACTGTATTTATTGGAATCCTTATCTTAATGATGGCGACGGTGGATATACTCTTACTAAAACTTCTCAATCATCTTTAGATCCAATTAAATTAGCAGAAAAGATGCCTGATGTAAAAGTCTTAATGTTAGATACAGATGTGTTTACTACTAGTAAGAAAGACTTCATTATGAATTCTTCTTTAAGATGTATACACGCTGAAGGAGGAAATATTTACAAGTCCCGTGGGGATGAAGATAACTGGTTCTTTACCAATGGTTTCCATGCAGGACAAGGTACTACCTCAGATAACTATGGACAATCTGCGAGAAACGTAGACTTCTTATTTGAAGTTGATGCTAAACACTGGCCTTCTAAAGAAAAGAACATGGGTAAATATAAGATTTCTGAAAATCCTAGTTATATTTCAACAGTATTTAAAGGGGTAGAAGCGAGCGAATTTGCTAATAATTCCTGGAATGCTTCATATAATGAATGGACTGCAGATACTTCTTATATTATTGGAGATAAAGTAAGTATTACAGATACTGAAGACAATAATAAAGGTATTATATATTCTTGTACAAAGGCTCATACTAGTGATGAAACTTTCGATGAAAAAAATTGGAAGAAAATTGGTACATTTAGTAAATGTTCTGATTGGATGGCAGATGATTGTAAGATTACATTAACAGAATCTTCTGTACCAAATAACTATTTTAACTTTAAAGCCAATGTAGCCTCTTCTGAAAATGTTAATAATGCACTATTCTAGAAGAGATATGATGATTTCTTAGTATATAAATCTCCTGCTTAGGCAGCATAGATTGCAAAGCATCATGATACCTATGAAAATATTGATGACGTTAAAGTTAAAAATTGTATGGAATTTGTTCCAGCGGTATTGTTTGTACGTGAAAATAATGCTGACCCATCTAAGCATGTAGAATTTAATGATCGTAATTGGCACTTCTATGCATTAGGAAATATTGGAGACTCTAAGAAGAGCGATTACACTCGTGCATATGATCCAGATGATATGAATGAATTTACTTGTGAAAATTCTGATAACAATACTAATAACGGTCAGTTCCAGTCTGGTGTATTTACATATCAAGGACACGTCGGGGCGATTGAAACAGATTATACTGCATGGATTGAAACAACTGCATATGCTCAAGATGCAATTGTAGTTTATAATGGTATGATTTATACACGTACTGGCGCAACTTAGGAAGCATTAGAGGAAGGAGAAACCTATAGCTGGGTAGCTAGTGATTGGACAGCTATTACATATACTGGCTGGACAGATAGTGAACCTCCATATTTCGCTCCACGTACTAATCCTAATCCAATGGATTATACTTATCCAATTAGTTCAAGTTAGTGGAATGTTAAATTTGGTAGTAATTATTTAAATAGAAAACATATGACCTTAGTAAAAGAAAAATTTGACGGCGATCATTCATTTGAATTCCGTTATGCCTGCTGTGGTGATTATCGTGATGGCGATCGTATTAACGATACTCATGGTGATAGTAATATTCCAGTAGATCCATCTGATTTAACTAAAGGTTATAAGACAAAAGATGATGTCCAAGAAGTATTAAATCATGATGTGGTTCTTGCATTATATGAATGGGTAATAACCGCTTCTCCAGAACAGTATGTAAGTGAAGCTTCACAATGGTTTGTAAAGAGCGCAATGGAATTCTTCTATGCTTACACTCATTATTATACAATGATGGATAACCGCGCGAAAAATACATTCTGGCATTTTGCTAAGACAGGTAATTATATTAAAGTTAGCCGTCCTGTAAAAGAATTACTTCATATATATGAAGTTCCTGATGGAAATGGTGGCTATGAACCTACAACCGATACAGAACTTGATCCTACTAATCCATATTATACTCAATATGCGTTTGATCTTTGGGTATATGACTGTGATACGGCACTTGGTATTGATAATAACGGTGCATTAGTATTCCCATATGGTAAAGAAGATGAAGATTATCGTGGTGAAGACGCGGCTTCAGGATACGCCTTTAACGGCGCAGGTTCTATTTTCTGGCGCAGACTAAAAACTACTTTCGTTGATGAAATTGCTGATGTTATGACAAGAGCAAGAGATTGTTTTGATCCTGAGAATTTAATCAATGAATTTGATAGCTTCCAGAATTGTTTCCCAGAAGAAATTTGGCGTTTAGATATAGAGCGTAAGTATATAAGAACATATACTGGTGAATCTATTGATAATTCTATTACTACTAATAAATAGAACGCTCGTTTCTTAATGTCTATGATGCAGGGCCGTAAAAAATATTAGCGTCGTCAATGGGTGCGTGATCAGAGTTTCTACTTTAATAGTAAATATAAGATTGGTGAAATAGAAGTTAATAAGACAGAGTTTAATATTGTATCTCCTGCAGGAGATCATTCTTTACTTGCGGTTTCACCAGATTATCATTTACATTTAACTCCATATCAAGACATGTATCTTAACGTAGTAGTGGGTAATGGTAGCCCAATTCCTCCAATACGTGCAAAAGCAAATCAGGAATATACTATTAAGTTAGATGATTATACTGCTGGTAATTTTGCTGAAACTCGTGTATACATTAGTGGATTTAGAATGATTTCTAAGTTAGGTGGTTTAGCTCCAATGTATCCTTATGCATTTACATTAAACGGACTAGATCACTTAAAAGAATTAGATGTAGGTACTGATGTATCAGGATATTTAAATGGCAACTTTACAGAACTACCATTAACTGATAAAGTACAATTACCACTACTAGAAAAATTAAATATTAAAAATTGTAGTAGTTTAAGCACTTCAATTGGTTTGAAAACTGCTAATAATCTTAGAGTAGTAGAAGCTGCTGGCAGTAGTATTGGTGGTATTTCATTACCTGATTATACTTAGATTGAAGTATTACATTTACCAGTAACAGTTACCGATTTAATCTTAAATAACGCCCGGTTCTTAAAAGACTTCTCTATAACTGATATAACTGGCGCGGAAAATTATAATAACCTTTATACTTTAAATATAGAAAATAGTGATTATTCTGGTACTTATGTATGGAATGAAAACACTGATTATATTGAAGGTGAAATAAGAGTAATTGGCAACAATGTATATAAGTGTAAAAAAGATCATACAAGTGTTGCGACATCAACACAACTAGATGATACAGCATGGACTGATTATTTAAATACTAATTGGACTTTAATAAAAGCTAATACAAAATTACCAATTGATTGGATAGATATTGCTACAAAAATATTATAGAAACAAAGTGTACAAACTAATATTTAGTTACTTGGATTGTCATCTGCAACAATTATAAATATTCAAGAATTAGAACCATTTAATGAATTTAAATCGGTGGTTGAAAACAATAATGGTGCATTAGAATTTAGCGGCGTTATTCATATAACTGGTGACTGGTCTGAAATTGAACGTGATAATTATATGACAGTATGGCCATAGTTAACATTTGATGTATCTCAAGGTACTAAGTAGAACAAATGGAAAGTAACCTATGAACATGATGATGGAACTATTTTAAAGACAATTTATGTTGATGAAGGCGCAGCCGCTCCAGATATTTATTCAACCGGAGATTTAACAGAAATACCCACTAAACCTTAGACTGAACGTGAATCTTATAGATTTGGTAGTGTAAATGAAGTATCTGGTAAATATATTCTTTATTCTGGATGGCATTTAAGCTCTTCTAGTCAACCAATTTCTTCCACTGGCACGCCATACGTATTTTCTAATTTACGTATTATTACTTATTTTGTCCCAATTCCACGTACATATTAGATTAGATGGTATTTAGATAAAAATCCTGATAACCGTTTAGTAAAATCAAGTCCTGGATTAGTTTCTTATGGTGGCGGTTATGATCAGGAAGCGCCTACCGTAACAGATATTCATAATGCTAATTTTGAAACTTGCTCAGTTACATTTAATGGCGCATATGTGTCTTATAAGATTTTTAATGGCTGGGAAAAATTGCCGACCAATATTAATCCCACTGCAAATGATAACTATTATGCGATTCATGCAAATTGGATTGAAGTTAATAATGTTTCTATTAACAGCTTATTTGAAAATGCAATTAATTTAACTCCGGAATAGTTATTAGTATTATCTGCTATGGATGCCTAGATGAAAGATGCATATAATATAGATGATAAAATTGATTCATCTGGTATGAACCGTCTAGTATGTACAATGGGTTCAGATAATAATGTAGAAGGAATTGAATTAATAAGTACTCCTTATAGATTAGACTAGGATGATAATCCATATACAACTTCCATTTAGCCGCTAAAGAGTGGCAGTGATGCTTTTACTTTAGTAATTGATTATTGTTTTAACGAAGAAATGACAGAAAGCATTACCACTAATTACAGTACCTTAGTTAACTGCTATTACAGTAATACTTCTGAAAATGTTAAAAATGGCTTTAGTTTATTCTATGGTAAATTTGGAAACACTATTTCTGGGCCAAGAGTTGGTTTTGGTGATATATATAATTCTTCTAGCCAATCTATATCGGTTGGATCTGATATTATGCTTAATATGAGAAATATTATTGTATTACGCCATCCAGCTAATGAGCCAACGCTATATGTTTACTCTGGCCTTAATGGTTCTGCGCTTTCTTCTGACGTTACAGTTACAACAATAAATTATTAGAATTATAATTCTAATGCTTATTTAAATATTGGTTAGCTTGGAAGCGATGCCGATGCTACTGATGGTGCAACTCGTCAAGTATCTAATGGTAAAGGAACTATTTATTGGCTGAAATATTGGCCAGAAGATTTGGGGCAAGGCGAATGCAAAAAGCTTGCTAGTTGGCCTCATGAATAGATTACATATGGCGTTTCATATTTAAGTAATAATGCAACTTCAACAACTCGTGCGATTGGCAATACGGCTACAAGTTCTATTCATTTAGCTTCTTTGAATACCTTATCTCATGGTACTTATTATCAAGGACGTACTCAAGAAAGTGGACTTGGATGGGGCAATTCTAGTCTAGAAACTATTATAAATAGGCGCGTTATAAATGGCTTACCAATTCAATTGCAATCTATACTTTGCAAAGATAGCACATCCTATACAATTGGCGAAAGACAAGATGGAGGCCAAGGGCAGATTTCTTATGGATTATCTGCAAGCGGCGGAATTGTTCGTAACTATATACGTCCATACAGCTTGGCACATGTTATTTCAAATGAAGCTGTTTATAAAAATGCAGAAGAGAGTGCAGATACTGCTCCATTCTCTTGGTTAGATTTAGATAATATTATTGTATACGATTATGAGTCTAATGGATGGACTGTCAACACAAGCAATAATGCTAGTTTGGTAAATTATTTAAATATAAGATTTCCAAATAAAGCTATTACTTGGGGCGCTGGTGCGAATCGTATGCGTATATTTAGAGAAATAAGTTCTGGCACTACAGTACCAATGTCTACAACTGTAGCGAATACTATTTATCAAGCCACTAATACTTTAAAGAGTGGAGATATTTATATTATGAAGCGTGGCGAAACAGAATATACATTCATTTATGCCACCACTCAAGAAATTCTTGCTCTAGGATTGTAGCCAACTTCTACTTCTTTTGATAGTAGACTAGGAGCGCCGACTTTGACCGATACAAGAGGATTGTGGATACGTGCAGAATAGTATTGGACTCGTTCTGTAATTATTAATAATGGATTTAATTTTGGTTATGTTTATGAAAATGGTACACCCAATACTGACGTTACTAATCAAGTAGATTCTCGTGGCTTGAAGTTCAGCCAAATCTTAACAATTTAATATATTGGAGGCAAGAGACTTCTCTTGCCTCCTTTTCTGAGGTGTTATAAATGAAATATTATAAGATAATGACTTTTGAAAATAAGTTCATTGGTGCTGTATCTTCATCCGATTTTATTCGTTATTCTTTTGTTGGTCATAGTTATATGCGATGCGATGAGAAAAAAGGCGAATACGTAGTTTTTAATGGTATTACGTATCGTGCAGCTTGGATGGCACCCTGTAAAACAGACAGAACTTATATTGAAGCACAAATAATTGAAATTTCCGAAGAAGAATATCAAATTTTCATGGATGCAATAGAGCATAATGAAACCATTCCAGATGAACAGGAAGATATTCCTCCGCTACCTGAACCGATAGATGAAATAGAAGCAGAGACTATTGAATTTGTTCGCTCTTCTAAAATTTCTGAAATGTCCCATGAATGCCGCAAAACCATTGAAGCCGGCATTGATATACAACTTCGTATGGAAACCAAGCACTTCTCAATGGATACACAAGACCAGCTTAACTTAATGAGTTTAGGTGTAATGGCGCAAACCCAAGAATTAATTCCATATCATGCAGATGGAGAGACTTGTATTTTCTATACTGCGGATGAAATAAATCAGATTGTCGCGGCGGCAACGGCACACAAGGTATATCATACAACCTATTATAATGCTCTAAAAAATTATATCAACTCCTTAACGACAATTGAAGAAATTGCCGCTATAACGTATGGCACTCCAATTCCAGATGAATATCAATCTGAAGTATTGAAGGTGATTACGCAATGAAACTTCGTATATGGTTAAAAAATTTATTTTTATTTGTACTTTTTGGCGCGATTTACTTTGGCCTAGAATGCTTATGGAAAGGACATGCGACTCATTGGACTATGTTCTTATTAGGAGGCACTGTAGGCTTTTTAATTGGCGATATTAATGAGAAAATCCATTGGAATATGCCTTTTATGTAGCAATGTACTATAGGAATGGGTGTAGCTGTTTTCAGCGAAGCGGTTGCAGGAATTATTTTAAATGTTATTTTAAAATTAGACATTTGGCATTATCATCATATGGCTTTCTTCTGGCATCAATGCAGTTTGCCTTTCTGTGTAATTTGGCTCATATTATCTGCTTTTTGTATAGTGTTGGATGACTTTATTAGATGGAAGCTTTTTGGAGAAGAAAAACCGCATTATAGATGGAGATGATTAAATGGCAGGAAAAGTTGCTGCGGCCGCTTTGTAGTATAGTAAATGGCTAAGTCGCTTTATCTGTTGGGTTTGGGCTATATACCGTTTCTCAGTAATTATTCTGTCCGCGGTAGTTCCTACCGCGGCAGAAGCTTTGGTTTCTACAATCCCCGGCGTAGACACCATAATGCTCGTAAATGAAGGAACTTATTTAGTAAATTCTCTAGGAGAAAAGTATATTTATAGTGATAAATTCGTGCTTAATTGGATTGATAAGGGCGGATTTAAAACTTTAATAAATAAATTTAATTCTCATGTAGAGGATACAGGAGATGAAGAAGATGGCAGCGACGATCAAAACGGCTGATTTAATTGCTAAATTTTAGTATGCTTTGGATAATAAATGGGGATATATTTTAAATACATGGCATACAAAATGGACGCAGTCATTACAAACTTAGAAAGTTAATTATATGGAAAATAAGTATGGAAGCGCTTGGAAAACCAGCGACAATGCAAAAAAAGATAGTAGTTATACTGCCGCAATGTATGGAAGTAGATGGATAGGACGGTATGTAACCGACTGTTCTGGTTTATTTTATTGGGCTTTTAAAGAACTCGGTGGATATATGTATCATGGCAGTAATACCATGTGGAATAAATACTGCGTAAATAAGGGAAAACTTGTTGGCGGCCGCCGCGCTGATGGTCTTGAGCTTAAACCGGGTACCGCGGTATTCGTCTTAAAGAACGGTTCCGATAGGTCGCATGTTGGTCTATATATAGGCAACGGTATAGTTATTGAAGCCTCTGGCACACAAGTTGGCGTAATTACAACTCAAATTACAAATAAAAAATGGGCCGAATGGGGAGAGCTAAAGGGCGTTGATTATAATAATACCTCTACTCCCGCCAAAGAAGAAGAACCGGTTGCCATGAAAAACGCGACTGTTAATGCTACACGAGTAGCTTTGCGGTCGGGCCCTTCAACTAAATCTACCATATTGCTTCGCGTTGATAAAGGTGAAACCGTATAGATCGAAGAAGAAGAATGGACTAAAGTATCATATAAAGGCAAAGAAGGTTATATGATGACTAAGTTCTTAAATATTTGACTTTTTTAGTCAAATGTGATATAATAAAAGAAAAAGAGGTTATGCATATGACAGACATTACTTATATTATTATGGGTGTAATTTTAATTATCTTTGGCATAATTGCCCGATTTGCTATTCCATTTCTTCATACTAAAATGAGTGTGGAATAGATGGCAACCTTAAAATAGATAGTTAATATCGCAGTTTATGCCGCAGAGCAGATTCTCGGTCCTAAGATGGGTAAGGATAAGAAAGCATTTGCTCTTGATTACGTTAAAAAGTTATTAGCCAAGTTCAATTTAACTTTTGATGAAGCAGTTATTGATGCCGCAATTGAAGCATAGGTAAAAGAACTTAAAATTGAGGTAAAAGAATGATAGCAATAGTGTATGCTGACGGAAATAATGCTCCAGTAAGATTTCGCGAAAAACCAAATGGATATGTGCTTTGTGAAATTCCTTAGGGAAAAAAGGTTGAAGTAATAGAAAAGAATGGCGAATGGAGCAAGATAATATATGGCGGGAATACCGGCTATATGATGTCTAAATTTTTAATTTCTGAAAATAGTAAGCTAGCTTCATTGAAAACTAAATTAAAAGAAGTTCTACAAATTTTAGATACTTTGGAGGACTAAAATATGAGTAATTTACTAAATCAAAATAACTGGAGTTCACCATATTAGATGGGTGGCGCAAGTTTTACGCCATACATGAATTAGTCTTGGCCTTCACAGCAACAGCGTCTTCCGGTTTATAGCGCACAGCCAATTCACGGCCATGATGCCGCTATGCAGTTTCCGATGGCGCCAAATAGTGAAATTTATTTGCCTGATGCTAACCAAGATATAATTTGGTGGATTAGAACAGATAATATGGGTAATCATTTGGTGTAGGGATTTGATATTAAATTACATCAAGAACCTACTCCAGTAGATACTAATGATTTAGCGGCACGTCTTGCCGCAGTGGAGGAATGGATAAATGCCAAATCTAATAAGTCAAATGCGAAACGGGTACAATCCAATAGCGCAGCCGCAACAGAACCAATCGCTTGATGCTTCTATAATGTGGGCTAAAAGCATGATGAATTAGATGAAGTTCTCTGCCAATCCAGAATAGGCATTAAAGTCTATGATAGAACAAAATCCTCAATTTAGTTAGGTTGCTTCTATGCTAAAAGGCTCACCTAATGGACTACAAGGGCTAGCGCAGCAAATGGCGCGCGAGCGCGGCATTGATTTGAACATGCTAATACAAAAATTATAGCAATAAGTGAGAAGAAATTCTCACTTATTTTTTTTACCCATCTGTAGGAAATACCTAAAATAAGAGACAGTGTTTTTACTTTATCCATAGTGAGAAATTTATCTCACCAGATTAATTAAAGGAGTGATAAACATGGGAGAAAATGGATTAACTGCTTCTGATGTTGCTCTACTTAACAACGACGGCATGAATGGCGGCTGGAATGGTATGATTTGGTTATTTGCTATTTTGGCTATGATGGGTGGCGGATTTGGATTTGGTGGAGGTTATCGCCCTCAATATGCTACTCAGGACTTTGTTCAGAATGGTTTCAATTTTAATGATCTTCAGGATCAAAATCGTGAGCTAATGAGCGCTATTACTGCTGGCACCGCCCAGTCTGTTGCTACTACTAATCAGGTGTATCATGATTTAATGAATGGTTTATCTGATAAGTACAATGAATTACAGCGCGATATTGCTGGCCTCGCTGTTGGTCAAGCAAACCAGCTTGCTCGTATCAATGAGTGCTGCTGCAATACTCAATCTGCTATTCAACAGGCAAATTATGAAGCAGCTATGCGTGATGCTGCTACCAATGCTAATATTGTTGCCCAGAATCAGAAGGTTTTGGATGCAATTATGGCTAATAAGATGGAAGCATTACAAAACCGTGTAAATTATTTAGAACTCCAAAATCAATTACATGGCGTTGTACGTTATCCTAATGGCTGGACTTACAATGCTGGAACATCTCCTTTCTGCGGTGGATGTGCTGGTATGTAATGAGTGTATATAGTACACCTTAAATAATTAATCTCGGGCGTACTATATAATAGTATGCCCGCTTATTTTATTTTCTAGGAGGTAATTTTAATGTTACAAGCTTATTCTACAAACATTGATATTGCGGCTAATTCCGCAGTTCCATTTAATAATGTAGTGCTAGATAAAGGATGCGCGGAAGCTTTGAGTGCTCCGGCAACTATTCAACTTAATAAACGTGGAGTTTATTTAGTAGAATTTGATGGCTATGCTCTTGGTGATACTGCTGCGGGAGTAGTAACGTTCTAGCTTTATGTAAATGGAGTTGCCCAGCCGCAAGCAATTAGCTCTTTTACTGCAGTGGCTGTAACAGATGTTTATCCAGTAGGCTTTAAGACTTTCGTTTAGGTAACCGAAAATAACTGTAATTGTAATTTATTATCATCTCCTACCGTGTTACAAGTTCGTACAGGAGACACCGCAGTCTCTGACGCGCATGTTAATATTGTAGTAACCAAGATTGTTTAAATGTCCTTTTAATCTGGGGGAATAGCAATGACGGTTGAAGAAATTTTTAATGCGCTCGTATCTCATATGATAGAAGGAATGATGATACATGATGCGTTGTCAAAAGGATATGATTTTCTTGGTCTTTATGGCTTCGCAAAATGTCATGAATATCATCATTTAATGGAAACTAAAGGATATCAATGTTTATTACATTATTATTCTACACACTATCACAAACTTTTAGAGACAAAGAATATCCCAGAGCCTGATATTATTCCAGCCACTTGGCGCAAATATACTACGATGGACGTAGATACTAATACAAAACGTCAGGCGGTAAAAACAATGATGGAAAAATGGGTTAAATGGGAACGCGATACTAAAGCTTTGTATGAAAAAATGTATGTAGAACTTCATAATTTAGGCGAAATTGCGGCGGCAGACGAAATAAAATGTTATATTTGCGATGTAAGCGAAGAACTAAAACACGCAGAAAAGAAAATGATTAAACTAATTTCTTTGGATTACAGTATTAATACAATCATTAATTGGCAATAGCCAATGTATAAAAAATTTAAAAAAGAATTAAAGTGTTTATTCGGGGAGTGATTAAATGATTAGAGTAATCTAGCGGCGCCTAATAATACCACGCGGCGATACGGGGACTTTTACTCTTCCTTTACTTCCGGGAACAGAGCAAGGAGATACCGCAGTTTTCTCTATTTATGACCCGTTAAAGCAGGAAGTAGTATTACAATTAGAAAAAGTAATAGCGGGAGAAGAACTTACTTTTGAATTTGTTCGTGAAAACACTATTGATATAGAGCCAAGTGACCGTTATGTTTGGGACGTAAAAGTATATCATAATCCAGAACGTGATGAAAATGGAACTATTATCAACGGAGAAACGATAGATTCATACTATGCTGCTTTTTGGCTTCCTCGCTGTGAAATTAAGGTAGCTCCATGAGATATATAGATACTAGACATCGTACCAGAGATTTACTGTTAGAATATGACAGTACTATAATGCCATTACATCCTCGCGCCGGAGGATTAGCAATCTTATATCCCTGGGGAAATGAAAACGAAAGCGGTGGCGTAATGCCGCCATTCCCAAATCTATCTGCCATCAGCGCTATTTATCCTTGGGAAATGTAGAATTTGGCAATTATGGGAGACTGGTTATTTGCTTTTGCTGCAAATAGCGGATATACTGGAACTCGTGAAGAATTCTATAAATACTTTGGAACATATCTTGAAAACAATAAACAGGAAATTCTATTTGAAACATTTAATAATTTTCCATCTATTGGACAACACGATATGTTATATTTTGATCTTGATGGAAAAATCTTATATTATTGGGATAATGAATATATTCCAGTTAATGCAATGTTAATTACAAATACTATTTTGAATGGAGGCGATGCCTAATGGCGACTAATACAGTAAAAGTTACGCTCCAAATTAGGCACGATGAAGCCGCCGATTGGACTACAAGGAATCCCGTACTTGCTGCCGGCGAGTACGGGCTTGAGTCTGATACTTTTTTGATAAAAATAGGTGACGGCGTTCGTGACTGGGCGCATCTACCATACTTAAATAAATTAGATACTCGCTACTTTAAACTTATGTCTGATGGCTCTTTAACCTTCAGTGATGAATTTGCAGAAAATTTAGAAGTAATTTCTGCAATTGCGGGAGATGCTATTGAACATCTAACAATAACTGACCCACCGGTTGAACCGACCGATGCAGTCAATAAACAATATGTAGATGATCAAATTCTCGCGGCAAATCATTTAAAGCGTGAAGTCGTTACAGAATTGCCGTTAGTTGCTAACGCGGATGAAAATACGTTATATATGATGCTTTCTACTGATGGCACACATTATGATGAATATATGATAATCAATGGTGTTTGGGATGTAGTTGGCGCAACTGGCGATGGTTCAGGTACTTTTACACTAGAAGTTGCAACCACAGCGCGCTTAGGCGGCGTTAAAGCTTCAACTGACCCTGACCGCATTAATGTAACGCAAGACGGATTTATGACATTGAATTAGGTCTCAACCACTAAATTATATGTGCCAACTGGAGATGTACTGGTTATATACGGAGGCACAGCATAAGGAGGTGAGGCACAATGGCAGAAAACGTTCTTGAAACACGAATTCAGTTACGATATGGTACCTATAGCCAATGGATGAATAGCGATGTTATTTTAAAGCGAGGCGAAGCTGCTATATGTGCTTTTCCTCGTGAAAGAGTAATTGATTAGTTATCTAATATTACTCCAGAAAATACTCCTCCTGCAATTGGTATTAAAATTGGAGATGGCGTAAATTATTTTCCTAGGCTCCCGTGGGTATAGGCTGTTGCCGCAGATGTATATAATTGGGCGAAATAGGATACCAAGCCAATATATACAGCCCAAGAAATTCAAGGCTTACAAAGTTTTGTAGAAAACTTGGTAGGCGGCGATGTAGAAGTTAATATAGCTCCTCGTATCTATTAGTTAACGCGTGGAACTAACGAAAATATAGATAAATGGTATTTACGATATAAGGAAAACAACGAGGAATCTCCATGGGTAATTGACACAAGTACTTATATTGATTTAGCAGATTTAACGGCAATAGTAAACTGGATTGGACGTTCTAATTTAGAAGATTATCCAACCCTACTTAACCGAACTTATGAACAGATTCAATATTTTTTGCAATAGTTAAATAAAACTGATAGTGCACGCACTCATTAGTTTGTAACTGCTGTTACGGAAGAAAACGGAATTGTTTCTGTTGAACGCGCATAGCCATCATTTGAGGATTTAACTGGGGCCGCAACAGTGGTTTAGGGCGGAACTGGAAAAACTAATCTTCCGGAAGACTAGGTACTTGTTGGTAATGGTACCGAGCCAATATATACAATTCCTATTGCAGATTCTATTGCTAATAATAATTATTTAGTACCTAATAGAGTCATTAAAGAATACGTTGATAATTTAACTAAGGGTTTAACTGGTGCGATGCATTTTATTGGTGAAGCAACAGTAGCGATTACTCCTAATAGCGGACAAGACCCAAGAATTGGTGGATACGTATTTGCATAGGCTGAACCGGGCGACGTAATTTTATCTGAAGCAAAAGAATACGTTTGGACTGGAATTAACTGGAGATTGCTTGGTGATGAAGGAAGTTATGCTATTAAAGGTAGTATTCGTGATGCTGATATTGACCCTGATGCAGACATTCAACAAAGTAAAATTGCTAATCTTGCGGCTACATTTGATACTAAAGTAGATAAAGTTGATGGAAAGACCTTAACGTCTAATGATTTTACTGATGATTTAAAATCAAAATTAGATGGCGTAGAAGACGGTGCTTAGCGTAATACTATTGAGCATATTCTAAAAAATGGTGAAGAAATTCGTCCTAAAGTAATAGAAGATTTACAAAATGCAGTGAATCTTGAAATATCAGAATTTACCGACGAAGCGCAAGCTAAATTAGACGGTATTCAAGATGAAGCCCAAGTAAATAAAATTGAACGGATTATTTTTGATGGAGAAGAAGTTGTACCAGATAGCAATAAAGTGGTAACGATAACTTCAGATCCTCATACAGAACATGTTAATAAAATAGAATAGATTTTTATTAATGGTAATGAATAGATTCCTAATGCTAATAAACAAGTCCGAATCACCATAGACCAAGCAGCACTAAATTTAGATGTGCTTGAGGGCGCTATTGTTCCAGACGGACGCGGCGGTGTCTAGGATGTTACATAGATAGGGAAAAAATTAGATCTTGCGCGAATATCTGTAACAGGAAATGTACAAGATTTAGAGCAAACAGTAGATACATATATAACATTAGACTGTGGTAGCAGCACAGAAGTAATTTAAACTTGCTTGGAATGATAGCAAGGAGGTCTTTATATGGCAATTTCAAATAACACTATAAAGACGAGAATTCGGTTGAAAAGCGATACCGAAGCCAATTGGAATAAGGCCGGTCCTAGGGATGGGTCTGCGGGTTTCGTACCGCTTGCGGGTGAGTTGATCGTCTATAGTGCAGACGCAACTCACCCTTTTTCTCGTTTAAAGGTCGGAGATGGAAGTACCAATGTAGTAAATCTTCCTTTTATTGATTCAGGTACCTTAAATGGGAATGAAACCGAAATTGTAAAAAAAGAAAATTTTTCTGGATTTCCTTCACCGGGTTCAGAAGATAAATTATATGTGGACTTATCCACAAATAGAATATATCACTACGCCGCAGCAAGTGGCTATACTTAGCTTTCTAATTTTGAATTTAATATAGAAAAATCTACTGCGGGAAGTGTTGTTAGTTGGCTACCGGGTGTTACCACACAGGTAGCGGTAGAAAATAACGTGTTTAAAGTGACTAATGGGTCATTACCATAGTTACTATGGGAAAAGAAAACAGTAGTAACTGATGTTACTAAGGGGGAATAATAAATGGCAAGTTATATTGGTAAAGTATAGATTGGAGCAACTGGTGATTAGGTATTAGTAGGCTCAACTCTATATGGCGTATGTAGCAGTTTAGCAAATGCTGCTGCAAAAGTGGTAACTCTACCTGATTTTGATGCTGTTATGCACGGTGTAACAGTATAGGTAAGATTTGAAAATGGTAACTCTGTTACATCTGGTGTTACATTGGCTGTTGGCAGCACCAATCCATTTACAGTAGTAGGAAACTGTGTCTGCTCAGCAAATGATGTAATTTCTTTTACTTTATCACAAACTGGTAGTAGTACTGTTTGGTATGCTAATCACAGTATTAAAGTAGAAACTGGTAGCACGAATGGTACTATTAAAATTGCAGGTGAAGAAGTTTCTGTTGCTGGCTTAGGCTCTGCCGCATATACAGATTCTACTGCATATGCAACTGCTGCGCAAGGTACAAAAGCAGACAATGCAATGCCTAAGAGCGGCGGTACTTTTACTGGCCCAGTGCTAATGTCTGAAAGTACTACCGATGCATCTGATGCATTGGCAATCGCTACTAAGGATTATGTAGTTACAAAGACAGCAGGATTAAGTGGTTTAACTGGAGCAATGCATTTCCGCGGTGAAACACCAAATACAGATGGCTCTGGAAATCCAGCTGTACCTAATAGCACTGATAGTTTTAATAATTATGATTCTGGTGATGTATTACTAGTTGGAGATAAAGAATATGTATATTCTAAGAGTACAACTGCGGCAGCATCTCAATGGATTTTATTGGGCGATGAAGGAAGCTATGCATTAAAATCTAGTACAGATACAATTGGAAGTGCAAGCGCGTGGAATGCGGGTACCACTCCTACACTAGGAGACCCAATTGATGCGGATGACATTACTAACTGGGATGAAGGCAGTGCGTCAGATGCAACAGTTTCTTAGGGAGTATTACATTTAACAAATAGCACAGTGCCTACATTAGCTTACACTGCTAAAACAGTTCCAAATGTAACTAATGTTGGAACTGTTCCGTCTATTACTATTACAAATAAGACCGTAGTTGTGCCTGATAATACTACACCATAATGGTGGTGAGGTAAATGGGATATATTCATTCAGTTTAGCTTGATGATAATAGCATACATAGAATATAGCCAACATTATTTGCAACCGCAGGAGGAACTAGTACAGCATTAACTGCCGGTATTAGTAATTTTGAACTTGCGGCTGGAGTATATGTTAATATTAAAGTAAGCACTGTCGGCGCAAACGCTACGTTAAATGTCAATAATACCGGAGCAAAAAATATATATTATAATGGAGTTCAGATTGGCGCGAACATGCTTTCTGAAGATAATATTTATACTTTTATTTATACCGGTACTCATTGGGATATAGTAGGAGATATTACAGGAAAGAATATAATGGTCGGAACTACTGCCGAGTGGGCGGCTCATAATAATTATATAGCTCCTGGTGGTACTATTATTGTTTATACTGACCATGGAACTTATAAAGATAAAAATAATAATACTATTACTGTTCCCGGTATTAAAATTAGTGATGGTTTAGCATATGCTGTTGATTTACCATTTGTTGGTGATGATGTTGTAGCGGCAATTCGCAAAGAACTTAATGATCATATTAATGATAATATAAGGCATATTACAAGTGCTGAACGCACTTTTTGGAATAATAAAATAAATTGTAATGATACGGTAACTGGTGAAGTTCTCGTATTAAATCGTAATTAATAGGAAGTGAAATGATATGGCAGATATTTCTAAAATTTAGCTTCCTTCTGGGAGTACTCCGTATGACTTAAAAGACGCAACCGCCATCGGTAATGCTTCATTTAGTGGCAGTAAATTAACATTTACACGGCGTGATGGCACCACTACTTTTGATGTAGATATAGGCGGAATTATTGCTGCTAAAGATGCAATGGTATTTAAAGGAGTATTAGAAGGAGGAAACACTGCTGCTAATACCATATATACACCCGCAGCAGAACGTGGTGATACATATAAAGTTGGTACTGCAGGATTTATTAACGGAATTTATCTTGATGCTGGAGATATTTTAATTTGTGTTACCGACAGCACTGCCGCCGCAACCTCCTCAAATGTAGGAACAATAAAAGCTAATTGGGCTACTGTACAGGGTAATGCAGAAGGCACTGTAACTGGACCAACATCTTCAACTGATGCGCATGTTGCAGTGTTTAATGGCGCAACTGGGCGTATTATTAAAGATAGCGGCTTTACAATTGCAACTAGCGTGCCTGCCAATGCTCTTTTTACTGATACACATCATAAGGCATATTTACGCGCTGGAGCGGCTAGTGGCACAGCAAACGCGGCAACAACAACTGGAAATACTTATTTATTATTAGTAGAAGACGGCGCTCACCGTAGCGGAGTTAAATTGGTGCCGGGTAACAATATGTCTATTACTAGTGATGCTAACGGTAATATTACATTTGCTTCTGCTTATACTAATAGTCGTGATCCATCGTATGGAAAAATTATTTCTGGAGCAACTTCTTCAAGTACAGATGCAATTACACCAAATACTACGACTGCATAGGCCGGTACATACAGCGAAGCCATAACCTTTCAAGCAGGTAATAAATGGATTTAGACCGCAGCCTCTCAAAGTACTACGAATGGTAGTGATACTTTTACTATTGGGCACTTTGTTCCAAGTACCGCTATTTCCAATAGTGGTCCGACAGATAATCAAACAGGTACACGAGGCAGCACATTTAATATACCTAAAATTGCAATTGATGAAGCAGGACACGTTACTGGAATTAGTTCAATTACAGTTTCTTTGCCAGCTAGTGATAATACAGATGAGAAAGTAGCGTAGACTTTAACTAATCCTACTACAGCCGCAACCTATCGTCTTCTAGCCACCACCGCTTCTACTACCGCAACTTAGGGAAGTATTTTTAACAATGGAATACAATATACAACTCTAGAAGGTACAGCAAGTGCGGCAGGATATGGCATCTTACAATTAGGTAATAGTACTTCTACTGGAACCGCTGGAAATAAATATGGCGCCATTAGAATTTATGGTAATAAGGCAAATTATTCCCAGATATAGCATGAGGGAGATTTACCTGCTGCAAACAGAACGGTATATTTACCTGCTTATGCTGGAAATTAGTATCTAGTTGCTGCTAGTACAACAAATGCAGTTGGTGGAACTGGTACACCGGTATATGTTAAGGCAGATGGAGAAATTACTGCTATTACTACTGCAATTGGTGTAAGTCTTGGTGGTACTGGTAAAACAAGTTGGACTAAAGGTGGAATCGTATATGCTAGTGCTACTAATGCTTTAGCAAATCTTGGTGCCGGTACTGCAAATTAGGTATTGCGTTCTAATGGTGAAAATGGCCCAAAATGGAATACTTTAACATTTGCTGCTGGAACAACTCCCGTTACTTTTTCAGTTTCAAATGAAATATTAACAATATCAAATGGTACAGCTCCTTCATTAACTTGGAGTTGATGGGAGGTGAACTAAATGGCTGATGGATATATTAGTCAGATAAAAACTCTCGATAATAAAACTTATTTATTAAGAGATAGTGAAAAAACTGATGAAAACGTCAATCAAACCTCTAATTCTGAAGATAAGGAATTTCCAATAATTTTAAAAAATACAAATAATACAACAGATGAAACCGCCGGTGTAAAATACGCCGGCGGGGTCACTGTTAATCCAGATAATGAAACAATAACTGCATAGGAATTTAAGGGAAATCTAAATATAGCTAATTTAATTCCCATTAGTACAAAAACTTATATTACGGCATTATATAACACAAGTACGGGCGCTAACCATTATCAAAATTTTATGATTGTTGAACCTACTGATTATAATGCAATTTGGACAATTCATTATAGATTAATGGTTACAGCCGCGGGACATTCCGATTATACTGCTTATTATGATTGTAGTCTTAGCGGTAGAGCTAATACTTATTATAGCTATAAATTTTATAATTCATTCGTAAATTATCCAATTTATTATCATATGTATTTACGTAGTAATTCTGCCTCTACTCCTCATGAAATAGGAGTCAGAATTGCTAGTTCTTATGGGGCAGACACCGTTTAGAAAACTATAAAAGTAGAGTTATTAGAATAGATTAATTGCACAGCCACATTATTAGATTCATTAAAATTATATACGTCTGATCTACCGTCTGGATATGCAGGCTGGGTCACGTTTAACGCCACTTCAAACGGCTTACAAGAAACTGGAGATAATGATACAACTGGACGTGATTATTCACATTCTGGATATGGTATTAATGGACCAGATTTTAGATTACCACCATATACTATATTTGGCTATGATAAAAATTAGAAAGCTTAGGGTATCTCATTATATGAATCGGGGTATGCATCTTCTACTACAGCCATATCTACTACAAGAGTTTATAATACAGCAGGCTTTGCATGGGAAAAAGGTTTATGGTTCAGCAATAGTGGAACAAATTATGCCCCAAATGCTAATTTAGATTTTTCACCAGCAGAGTTTTATTATGCTACCGATATGAGATATACAGATAATGTATACTTACATAAAACAGCTACATCAGAATTAGGTATTGTCGCACGTAAACCTTTATATTTTCGTGGTACTATTGGAAATGATGGACTATTTTACTTAGCACCGATAACAGTAACTCATAATAACACTAATTATTAGCGTGTATGGACGCAAGATATTCCAGATTCAGATGATGGTTATGTATATTGGTTTATTGGATATGCATATTATAGTAGTAGTTATGCCGCAAGTGGCTATTAGGTTAATTTGGTTACAGAAAATAAGTTATATTGGTATCATGATGGAAGATTCCAAGAATATTTACCAAATGCAGTAAAAGCAGATTCTATTCCATTATCTGGAGTCACTAATGCAGATGATTTAAAAGCAATTGAAGCAATTGGTGAAACTACTGGTTTATTAAAGAAAACGGCAGCGAATACATGGACATTAGATACTAATACATATTTAACTGCTCACCGTACTTATACAGCAGTATCTGGAAAAAAGCCAACTGGTAATTAGATACCTGGATTTGGTAGTACTTTTGATATTGAACAAGTAGGTCAAGATACTACTGGACAAGTAAGCGTTACTGAAAGGACTGTAAAAATACCTGATACCGCTGCGAGTACGAGCGTGGCAGGCTTAGTTACTACAGGAGCATAGACGCTCGGCGGTGGAAAAACATTAAAATTTACTAATAGAATTTATCCATTGATTGGAACAAGTGCAGAACGTTCAAAATGGTATAAAATTATTTTCCCTTATTCTACCATAACTACAGGCTCATCTGCACAGTGGTTTATGAATTCTTTTGACTTGCATTTTGGCGGTGGGTATAGTTCTAATCCATCTGGCGTTGCTCATGTGACTTTTTATTGGACACGTGCTGCTAATAATGGAGCATGGACAGTGGGCTAGTAGGCGGCCTTTATAGAAGGAACATTAGCTAATAAAATTGGATTATACTATAGAATAGCTGAGCCAGGTATTTTATATGTAAATAATACTAGTGGTAGCTATAATGGCATTTGGATAGATAATTTATATGTAGATGATACTAGTACTTCATTAGATTGGTCAACTATAACTATAACTAATGTTGCGGATATTACAGAAAGTACGTCTCCTAAGTTATCTGATTATACTAAAATAACCACCTCTTATTTATACAATGATAGCGGGACCTTAAAAACCGATGGTAATTTTGAAGGAAAATATATTAAAGGTACTTGGCTATATACAAGCGCGGCTACAGCAAAAACTTCTACAGCAAAACTTGCAACAATTGAATCAGATAATTTTATTTATTATATTACTCCCGCTAATGCTCTCAAATCTGCAGTTGGCACGACTGCAATTGGAGCCGCAAAAACACCAATATATTGGGATGGTAGTAAATTCGCGGCTGGAGATGTATTAAAGAATTTAGCGTATAAAGATAGTTTAATAGCATCAGATATTCCGGATTTAAGTGAAACTTATGTTAAAAAAGTAACTTCTACAGATAATGCTATTGCTAGATTTGATGGGACTGGTGGATAGATTTAGAATAGCGGAGTTATAATTGATGATAATAATAATATATCTGTATCATCTATTTTATCAAATTTATATTCTGGCTATAATTTATGCAAACTACAAACTTCGGCATCTGGTACTGAAATAGTCATAAAAACAAAATTTAAATTTGTTAGCTCATCGACTATGCCGTCTATTCGTATTCATGGTTATTCATATGGAAAAGGTGCCCCATTAGATTTAACTATAGTATATTATATTTATAGCAATGAATTTTATGTTCCAAAAGTCATTTCTACTGGCGGTATATCTCCAGATATATATTTATTTACATATACAGAGAATAATATCAAATATGTAGCAGTTGGAATTAAATCTTCACTTGGCTATCTTGGTTTTACGGTAGATGCTAACGGAGGAGCACTTGGTGGATTAAATATAAATTCAGACAGTATATTATGCACGACTGGATGGACTATTGAACATAATGGCTCCAATACTTCGAATACTTTAATTCCAGCAGTAAATACTGATAATTGTAAATTAGTTCCGTATATAGCATTATCTACTACTGTTGAAAAAACAATATCAGCAAATCTTACTTCTACTACTAATGCAGTTGCATATTATACAAACACTACTGGTACATTTGGTAGTAAAGCAAGCGCAAATGGTGCCTTATATGCCACAAGCGCAAATGGAGCTTTACAATGGGGCACTTTACCCATTGCTTAGGGCGGTACAGGAAAAACAACCGCTAATGATGCTGCGAACGCATTAATTAGTGGTTTGCCAACATGGACAGCTAATCCTACAGATGATACTTATTTAATTCGTAGAGATACTGGTGGAACAGCTACTTATGGCCAAGTAAAATTCAGTACAGTGTGGAATTATATTAAAGGTAAAGCCGATAGTGTTTATGCTAATTAGACAACAGTAAATGGATTACTCGCTGCTGCAGATGCTATGATATTTAAAGGTACTCTTGATGGCGCAGCTACCTCTTCTAATGGAGGAGCGGGAGGATTAACTCCTGCTGCAAATTGTGGCGATACATATAAAGTCGCAACTATTGGTTATATAAATGGTGAACCAGTAGAAGTAGGAGATATTATTATTTGTACTACAGATAGTACTATAGCATCAACTAGTAGTAATTATTCTACTGTTAAAGCTAATTGGGTTATTGTACAAAATAATGTAGACGGCGCTATTTTTAAAGGTACTAATGGATTTACAGATACGCACGTTATTATAGCAGATGGAACAAATGGTAAAGTAAAAGATAGCGGTTTTACCATTGCCTCTTCAGTACCTGCTAATGCTAAATTTACTGATACAACTTCATTTACCATCACAGCAAATGCTACAGATGGATATTGGGATTTGACTGGCACTAACGGAACGAACGCTGTAACTTATGCATTAACACCATATAGTTCTAAACAATCTGGAGCTAATTTTTATACAGGTACAGCTAATCCAGATGGAACCACTCGTTTAAATTATAATGGCTATTTATATGCTACTAAATTATATAGTAATGGGACAGAAGTATCAGTAAGCGGACATACACATGATTATGCTGGTTCATCTAGTGCAGGTGGCGCCGCGACCTCTGCGAATGCTTTAAATTTTGTTCATACAAATGAATTATTATTAGGCAATGCTAACTCATAGTCCGGAATTCATATTAATCATCGTAGAGTATCTGGTGGTGCAACATCTGGAAATACTGCAATTACAGATTATTATTTTAAGAATGGCAATGGTGCAGTAACTGGTGTAACAATTCACGCGGCAGCATTTGATGGTAGTGCCACTTCCGCAGGAAAATGGACAACTGCACGTAATATTTCTATCAGTGATAGTGATGGTACTAATACAGGTACCGCGGTAAGCGTAGATGGCAGTGCCGCAGTAACTCTTAAATTGCCTGCAACAATTAAAGCGGATATTACAGGAGATGCTGCCACAGTAAATGGTTTAACTGTTCAAACTGCTGTTCCGGCTAATGCTGTATTTACTGATACAAATAAGTATCATAAAACAGGCTCTTGGAGCGGTTTAACATATACTGCAACCGCGGTTAATAGTGCGGATGAATTAAAATTTACAATACCAAATAAAATTCAAACAAATTGGGAATTAAATGCTACTTCTGGAAATTCTCCAGCATTATTATTTACACGAGATAATTCATTGACAGATTGGAAAATATTTGTTGCATCAGGAAAATTAAGTTTTCAATCAGCTACAGACGGTTCAACATGGACAGAACGTGCTTATTTTAAAGATAATAGTGGAGATTTTGTTGCTGCTTCATTTACAGGAAACGGGTCTGCTTTAACTAACTTAAATGCTTCTAATATAAGTAGTGGTACTCTTAATCTAGCAAGATTAGGAAATTAGAATGCAAATACAGTGTTAGCTGGTCCTGGAAGTGGCAATGCAGCCGCGCCAAGTTTTAGAGCATTGGCTACAGCAGACATACCTGATTTAGGAAGTATATATGTTAAAAAAAATAGCGAATTATTAACGACTAATCCATTCGCTCCCTAGTCTTTAAAAGGTCCATATATCTCCAAAATAGATAATGCTTTTTATGCAGCAGATAAGCGTTGGACAGTAACAGCTAATGGATTAAATGCTGCAGTTTTATTTGATGGGAGCTATGAGTCTTAGACTGTTATCGCTGCTGGAAATAGTGCGACAATTTTAATGGATTTTGATCCAAATCATAATAATAGCGCATATTTTCCAGGATATCCTTATGGATATATTTTAATTAGTTTTTATTATACAAGTGGCCCAGCAAGTATAACTGGTCGTGTATATTGTAATTATAGTTCATAGGGTATAGGATGGCATGATATTAGTTTTTCTCCAGTAAGTGATAATGGCTCTGCTAATATTGTATATAAAAGTGCACATCAGGGATATTATAATATATCTCAATTAGAAATTACAATTACGGCCCCTTCATCAAATAATACTGGTATCACACAAATTGAAATGCATTTAGATCGGCCAGACAGTTCCCGAACTCCATTTTTATCTAAATATAATGCTGAAACTTTATATTATAATTTAACCGCTCCTAAGTTTATTGGCGCATTACAAGGAAATGCTGATACTGCAACAAAATTTAATTCGACTAGAAAAATAGAACTAACTGGTGCAGTTACAGGTAGCGCAACAACGGATGGATCTAGCGGATGGACTATTAGTACTACAGTGAATCATAACCATGATAATCGTTATAATATTGCTTCTGGCGTAATTACTCTAGGAAGTAATACCATTACACCTGTTACAAGTGTGAATGGGCATAGCGGTTCCTCAGTGAGTGTTACCGCAAGTGATTTAGGATTAGCAAGCGCATTAAAATACGTTGGCACAAAATCTTCATTGCCAACGGCAACAGATAGTACAACATACTCTACCTATAATAATGGTGATGTAATTACAGTTTCAGCTAAAGAATATGCTTATGTAAAAGGAAGCAATGCGGCTGGATCTAGTTGGGTAGAGTTAGGAGATGAAGGCTCTTATAAGTTAAAGCAAACAGCCTTTACTAACAGCACTGGCACTGCTGACGGTACTAATACCTCTACCGCTTTTATTTATAGTTTTTCACAAGACGAGAATGGTGCAATTAGTAACATAAAAACTCGTCAGTTACCTACATTAACAAATGTATCTTATACCGCAACCGCAGCAACCGATGATAATGAGTATCCCGTTTTAATGAAAAATAGTACCGGGTCTGATACTACCGCAGCAGGAGTAAGATTTGCTAGCGGCACCAATCAATAGGTTACTATTAATCCTTCTACAGGTACTGTTTCCACACGTCGTTTGGTAATTAACAATAGCTCTTCCAATGGTACTGTACCAGACTTAGTTTTTTCTCGTACTAGTTGGAGTTATATTAATATTCCTGATAATGATGCCGCGGTTTTAGCAATTGGACGAGGCACTGGAGATAATGCTAGTCAAAAATTAATAATATAGGGCGACGGAGTTGTGCGACCTGGCAGTGATAATACTCAAATGCTTGGTAAATCTACGCGCAGATGGAAAGAAGTTCATGGCGTTAATTTTTATGGTACTTTTAATGGCACTGCTACCTATTCGCAGGGATTAGCTAAATGGGCAATAAGCAATTCTGATTTAAATAATTTTGTTAGTAATGGTGCTCTAAGATATTCATGGGAAGGCGGAAATAATAATTTTAATTCAAAACCAACTGATGTAAATGCTTTTGGCATAATTGCTATGAAAACTGCCACTAACTGGACTGGCCAATTACTTATGTCTACTGATTCTGAGCCAGGATTATATTGGCGTACTAATCTTACCACAGAAACGCCCTCTTATGGCTCATGGACTCCTCTTGCTAGTGGTAATGGCGGCGTTTATTATGGTACTTGTGAAACTGCGTCTAATGTAGCAGAAAAAGCGGTAAGTTGTAAACACTATCATACGTTAAAAGCAGGCGATATAATTGTAGTTACATTTACCAATTCTAATTCAGAGGCGTCGCCAAAATTAAATGTTAATAATACAGGCGCAGTAGCAGTAAAGATGGCATATAGTGGAGGCATCGTTGATTTAGGTTCTACTAGTCAATTAAGATTTACTTGTACGTTTATATATGACGGAACTTATTGGTTAATAATAAATTAGCAGAATGCAATTCAGATAGCTACAGCTAGTAATCAAACGAATTGGCGTTCTATTTTATTAAGTAATTCAAATGACGGAGATGAAAATTTTACTCCAACTGCCAATACTTTAGGACGAACTTATGCTGCGCATAATGTTAAGTATCAACCTTCTACAGGCACATTACGTGCGCCAATTATGAAAACACCTAAAGTACAAATTGAATATGACCACGTAAATAAGGCCCATATACAATGGAACGATACAGACAGTTCAATAGATTTTATTTTTGATTAAGGTGGTGATTCTATGTTTACATTACAACTTGCCGATGGAAGCCGTGTTGAAAATTTACGGCGCTTAAACCCTAGTACTTTTATATTAGATGATACTGGTGCAAATATTTATGCTCGTTTATCTGATAGTAATTTAGCATTTGCTACATTGCTTAATGGAGACGAATTGGATGATGTACTTATAGATTACACCTTATAGAATTATAGTGTCTAGGGAGGAACAATCCGCTTTAGGATTGCTCCTCTCTAGGTTTTACAAGATTAGGAAAAACACAAAGCAGAAAAAAAAAGATTGAAAAGAAATAATATACTACTAAGTATGAGAGTAGAAAAGGAGATGGGATTGTGAGTTTACAAGTATGGTTGCCGTTAACTGGTGATTTAAAAAATTAGGGTATAAGTTCAATTAAGCCAACCGGCTCAAACGTTACAATTAATTCTACAGGGAAAGTCGGAGCCTGCTACTCTTTTAATGGTACTAGTAGTTATATTCAACTTAATAAAGGAGTATTTACTAGCAATGTAGAAGAATTTTCTTTTGCTTGCTGGGTAAAACTTAATTCAATTTCTTCTACTATGTGTTTGTTTTCTAATAGAAATGCCGGCAATGCTACAGGTATTACACTTTTTTTAGCCGGTGGCGGAAAAATATTCTTTGACACTGGAGATAGATGGACTATTACTCCTACCATAGCAATTCAAGCGAATACATGGTTTCATATTGTTTTTGCCTTTAAAAAGGGTGTAAAAAGAGCCGTGTATATTAATGGAGTACAAAGCGACCTCTCAACATATAGTGGAACTCCCACCGCCGTGACTAATACGACCTATTCCTTTATAGGAGCAAGCTAGAATTCTGCCACAAACCCTAGTGCAAATTATTTAAATGGTTATCTAAATGATGTGCGTATTTATGACCATTATTTATCTATGGCAGAAATAAGAGAACTCGCCCGCGGGCTAGTACTGCATTATAAAATGGGGCATCAAAATATACAACCTAGTTTGCTTTAGAACGGATATAATTTTACAGCAGACAATTTTGCTCTAACTCGTGCAACCGTACCAGAGCAAGGGCTTCTCCAAATCACTCCTACAGGTTCTGGCGCGTATGCTAAATATAAAACTGGATTAGAGTATCCAGATGCGAATAATAAACGATATGTTGTAAGTTTTGATGCTTAGGAAATTGAATCAACAAATAGTAATTATACCACTGATTATATTAGATTAAGTTATGGTTTTAGCGGGCCATCAAGAGAAAATGAAATAATTGGCAGCGCAGATTATTATACTTATAGGAATATCTAGTTGCTAGGTACTGGATGGTAGCATTATGTTGCGATATTTGGAGTTCCAGGGCCATTAGCATCAGGTGATTCTGCCGCAATGACAGATGGAGCAACACTGGCTTTTTAGTTTGGCCGCAGAGCGACTAAAAAACCTGTTCAAATTAGAAATATCAAATTAGAGCTTGATAGTGAAACTATAATATACGATAGTAGCGGTTTCGGGCATCATGGAGAAACAACTGGTGAAATTGTGTACTAGGCAGATACACCAAGATATAACACCTGTACTCATTTTGAGGCTACAAATGAAAAAATAAAAATTTCTAATTTTCCTACTAGCGGCTTCGGAGATTCTTATACATTTGCTTGGTGGGCAAAAGCCGATAAATTAAGCATAATGCACTGGGGCTTTAATAATGGTATTCTTTTAAATGGTTTATACACTGGACATTTATGGAATACAGGAGATAGTGCCAACAATCCGTTATATGTCCCCGGAACTACTACTCAAGTAACTAATCCGACAATTAATGAATGGCATCATTGGGTTATGACAGGAGACGGTACGACTTGTAAAGTATATCAAGATGGGGAACATTGGGGAACTGCTAAAACGTATAAAAGCATTAGTGGAAGTGAAATATTTATAAATGGATGGGATAGTACCACTAATTATTCTTCTAGTAAACTTTCAATAAGCGATTTTAGAATATATTCTACAGCATTAGATGCCGCTGCAGTAAAAGAATTGTACTCACTCGGCGCAAAAATTGATAAAAATCATAACACATTTACTAAAGAATTCCGAGAAAAACCTGATGGTATAAATAAGCTATATAAAACAGCAATATATGAAACTGCTAATTTAATAGAGCATGAATCAGGACCATCGTTATCTCCTGTTGAATGGAGTTACTAGCCCGCCGCAAATACTAACAATGCAAGTTGGGGCGGTGTGTATGCTGATTTTTCTGATGTTAAAGATTTGGGCATACCAATTACAGTACATTGTGAATATGATATTTCTTGGAATAATGTCGCTCCAGCCGCAGAAGGCGCCTTTTTAGCTAGAGTATAGGGCAGCCTAGCAGTTATTAATGGTTCATACGATTATTGGCAAGGCACTAACTATTTAATACCAGATTCATATTCAATGACTTCTAATATTCGTAATAATCCTACTGGAACCAAACACTTTTCTTTTACCAAAACTATTCCAGCAGATTGGTTCTAGTCTTATTATCTAGCACGAATCGGCTTCCGTGTAAATTATTGCGATGGAAATGGAACAGTTAGTTGTTCAAATGTAAAAATTACTTATTAGTTTGACAATACGAAAATTCATTCTGGTAGTTTTATTACAAATCAATTAATAGAGAATTAAATATTTGACAAACTATTATCCATAATGATATAATATAAATAGTAGAGGGTTGCTGCTTCGCGCCGACCGCTTTACTGAAACCCATAAGGGGCATAAGCCCCTTATTATTCTAATAAGGGGGAATGACT